ATTTAGACTTTGTTCACCCAACCACAAATTTGGAAAGTACAATGATCCAAAGGAAACATATAGTGAAAATCCTTATGATGTAGAAACTACATTACCAGAAGAGTACACTAGAAACTCAACAGTTCTGAATGTGGATATTGATTCATTGAAGTTGCCAGGAGCAAGTGATTTCTTTGGAAATGTTAAAAGAGGATCAAAACTTGTAGGTTTAACAAGTAAAGCAACTACACAAGTAAGTAAGTTAAGATTGATTAGTGATTCTAATGGAACTTTACTTGCAAGTATTTTCATTCCAGATCCAAGGAAATTTACAACTAAATTTAAAACTGGAACTGTAGAAGTTGAATTGGCAGAATTTTCTTCAGAAATTACTCCAGAAAGTTCAGCATCTGCAAATTATACCTCCAAAGGACAATTCTCAGGCAAAGTGCCCAAAAATTATTATGATCCAATTGCACAAACATTCTTTGTTAAAGAAGAGGAAGGCATTTTCATATCATCAATAGATGTGTATTTTAAAAATAAACCTCTAGAAGGTGTTAGCAAGAAAGTTCCAGTTTCTTTACAAATTAGAGAAGTTGTTAATGGATATCCAGGTGGAGCAGATAAAATTATTAGAGGATTAGAATCTACTAAGAAATTAAGTGATATTAATATCAGTGAGGATGGAACTGTCGCAACCACATTTACATTTGATTCCTTAACAAGACTGGAAGGAAATAATGAGTATGCTATTGTCTTAGTTTCAGATTCTGCAGATTATGAAGCTTGGATATCAAGAGTTGGCGAAACTGAAATAACTACAGTAAATGAACCAGAAGTTGGTAAAATAATTATATCCAAGCAACCATCTTTGGGATCCTTATTTAGATCACAAAACAATACAACTTGGGTAGCAGCTCAAACAGATGACCTGAAGTTCAATATTAACATCTGCAAATTTAGTACAGATGATGGAACTATAAAATTATACAGCACAAGAACTAATATTTTAGATGAGGACAATCAACTTCCAAATAATCCAATTGGTGTTACTACAGGAGGTTCTGCTCCAAATGATGGAAATTATATGAAAGTTTTCCATCCTGATCATGGAATGTATTCCCCAAATTGTAAGGTTAAGATTGTGGGAGTAGAATCCGATACTCCTCCAGCAAAATTAGCAGTAGATTATAATTCAGATTCAACATCTGCTATTATATTGAATGATGCTTCTAACTTTACAACTTTTGAAAATACTGCAGTTTCTGTTTCTTATCCAGGATATGTCATTATTGATGATGAAATTATTGAATATACTGAAGTAGTTTCCAATGAATTAAGAGGAATAACCAGAGAAATTGAAGGAACTTTTGCTGCTGATCACTCTACAAATGGATTCGTTTATAAGTATGAATACAATGGTGTATCTTTAAGAAAAATTAATAAGCAGCACACAATTTCTTCAGATTATCCTGTAGAAATAGATTCTTATTATGTTGGAGTGACAACTACCTTCAATGCAACTATTGCTGCTGGAGGTGGATCTGAGGTATATGCAACTAGAAATAAATTATTCAACTCTATTGAACTTATCAATGAATCTATATTAGTTCCAGATGGAACCAATGTTGATGCTACAATTAGAACCATGAGAGGAACTAGTGCTAGTGGAAGTGAGTCTGCTTTTGCTAATACTGGATATTCTAATTTAGATATTTCAAATCCAACAACATTTGAAAATCTTAGAATGATAGCATCAGAGCCAAATGAAGAGTTCTTCTTAACATTCACTACATGGCCAGGCAAAAAATCTATAACAGTAGATTTAACATTGTCTACAAATAATGAAAATATTTCTCCAATCATTGACCTTGAAGAGATTTCTGTTAAGACAACTGCTTATAGAATTGACAGACCAATAAATTTAAATAACTATTCAACTAATAATTCAGTAAGTTCAAACACAGATGATCCACATACATTTATTCATGTGACAGAAAGAATTAATTTGGTTCAATCTGCAAATTCATTAAAAGTTATATTTGATGCATATAAACCAAAGGATACTGACATTAGAGTTTTATATAAGATTTATAGAAATGATGTTACAGATGAAGACAAGCTTTGGGAATTGTTCCCAGGTTACAAAAATCTAGATGCAAGTGGAAATGTCATAGATCCTGACAATAATGATGGAAGACCAGATTCTAATGTTAGATTCAGCAACAAAAATGAATTCATAGAACATGAATTCACCATTGATAATCTTCCAGATTTTACTGGATTTAAATTAAAGATTGTTGGAAGTAGCACAAATCAAACAGAATCTCCTTTGATTAGAAACCTTAGAGGAATTGCTTTATTATGATAGATGATTTTAGTAAAGTTGAAAATTTTCCAAATTTAATCAGAGATAGCAAAACTAATGCTATATTGAATACAGACTCAACTGAGTACAACAATTATATTAGAACCAAACAAAAAATATCTTCTCAAAAACATCAAATAAAAAAGATGGAAGAAGATTTATCTGAACTAAAATCATCTATGGATGACATCAAACAACTATTGAGGAAATTGACTAATGGATCATGAAGATTTTAAACTCGAATCAGTGTCTAAATTATTCGAATTTGAAAAGATTTCAAGAGAACTTGATACTTGCACTAACATAGATTTAATGAGAAACCTTTGCAAATGCTATGTAAAATTATACTTAGGTCTTGAAGAAACTATGCAAAAATTGGATCTTTTGTCACCAGAATAAATAATTAAAAAATATTAGAATAATGGCAAAACCAGCATCAAGACAAGAATTAATTGATTATTGCTTAAGGCAACTTGGTGCTCCTGTATTGGAAATTAATGTTGCTCAGGAACAACTTGATGATAGATTAGATGATGCCCTTCAATATTTTAATGAAAGGCATTTTGATGGTGTAGAAAAAATGTTCCTGAAATATAAAATTACACAGGAAGACATTGATAGAGGAAGAGCAAGAGGTGGAGATAAGTCTGTAGGGATAGTGACTACATATGCTACATCTGGAATTGGAACATTTGGGTGGGAAGAAAACTCAAATTATATTCCAGTTCCAGATGCTGTGATTGGAATAGAAAGAGTATTTAAATTAGATAATAGAACTATTACATCCAATTTATTCAATGTAAATTATCAGTTGTTCTTAAATGATATTTACTGGTTTAGCTCTACAGAACTCTTAAATTATTTTGTAACCAAAAGATACCTGGAAGATATTGATTGGATAGTAAACCCTCAGAGGCAAATAAGATTTAATAAGAGGCAAAATAGATTATACTTAGACATGAGTTGGGATACCCTGAAGGAAGATCAATATTTGATTATGGAATGCTATAGAATTTTAGATCCAACAGATTTTACTAAAGTATATAATGATTCATTCTTAAAAATGTATCTAACATCATTGATTAAAAAACAGTGGGGTCAAAATTTAATCAAATTTAATGGAGTTAAACTTCCTGGTGGTGTTGAACTCAACGGAAGACAAATATATGATGATGCAGTAAAAGAATTAGAAGATATAAGACAAAGAATGATGTCTGAGTATGAAACTGCCCCATTTGATATGATAGGATAATATGTTAAATCCATTTTTCATACAAGGAACTAGTTCTGAACAAGGTCTTGTTCAAGACCTAATCAACGAGCAGTTGAGAATGTATGGCATAGAAGTTTACTATATGCCAAGACAATACATAACCAAAGGAAAAGTAATTAGAGAAGTTTTGTTCTCTAAGTTCAATCATGCCTTTCCAATAGAAGCATATTTAGTAAACTATGAAGGATTTGATAATAATAGTATAGCACTATCTAAGTTTGGAATTAGAATTTCTGATGAAATGTCATTAGTCATTTCTAAAGAAAGATTTGAACTTTATATTGCAGAATTGGTAAAAGCAATACCAGATGTTCCTCAAACAAAAAGACCTAATGAGGGGGACTTACTTTATATCCCACTGTCTGACAGTGTGATGGAAATTAAGTATGTTGAAAATAGAAAGCCATTTTTCCAACTTCAAAAGAATTATGTTTATGAACTGAAATGTGAACTGTTTGAATATGAAGATGAGGATATTTCAACAGGAATTCTTGATCTTGATGACAACTTTAAAGATCTTGGATATGGTGCAGTAATTAAGGTTGCAGGATTGGGAGCAACTGCAACAGCATATACTGGAATTGTCACTGGTGGTGTTCAGTATGTTCAAATGATAAACAATGGTTCTAGATACACATCTGCTCCAAGAATCAGTGTTTCTGGAATTTCTTCAACAAAACCATCTTTTGTTGGAGTTTTAACTAGTTCTAGAAGATTAACTTCTGGATATAGTATTGAAAGAATTTTAATTGAAGATGCTGGAAGTGGATATAATCCTCTGAATCCTCCTACAGTCACATTTAGTGGTGGAGGAGGATCTGGTGCTAAGGCGATAGTTGGCATTGCAACTGCAGGTAGTATTGGGATAGTAACACTAACATATGCTGGACAAGGATATACAACTGTTCCATCAGTAACATTCTCATCTCCAGTTGGAGGAGGTATAACAGCTACTGCTCAGGCATTTATAAGTACTGCAGGAAC